CCAGCAGCAGCTGATTGTGTAGGGTCTACTTTTCATTTTGTAATGTTAGGTACAGCAGGTAATGATGTAGACATTATTACTAATGGATCTGAAAAAATTATAGGTTGTGTACCAAAAGGTGATGGTGACAACGTAGGAATTTCAGATGCAAATGATTCTATAGGTTTTGATGCCGATGCAGTTGTAGGTTCAAGTTTTAAAGTGACTTGTATTTCATCTACAGCAGCACTAGCTTTCCTTGCACACGACATCATTGATGGACTTGCAGCGAATGTTGGTTCAATAAATCTTAAGTAATAAATAATTAATGTGGGGCTTCGGCCTCACAGTTTCTTAATTAAGGAGGGAGACAAATGGCAGATACAGTAACAGGACCTACAATCTTGCAACAAAATGACAAGAGAGTAGTTATCAAGATAGTCAATCAATCAGACGGTAATGGTGGTGCAACAGTCTTTGCAGATGTTTCAGCATTAGCAGCTAACAAAAATGGACAAGCCGTTACAAGAGTAAGCTTACAAAGAGTATGGTGGTCTTGTGCAAATGGTGATGGTGGTGATTCTTTCGCACGTTTAGATTATGAAGATTCAGATGGTGATATACCTATCGTAACTCTGGTTGACTCAGGGTATTGGGATCTAAGAGAATTTGGTGGAATACCAGCAAATACAACATCTAACTCAAACCAAAACGATGTTAACTTTGTAGTTCCAGGTGCAGCTGATTCAGGAAATACATACACAGTGATTGCAGAATTTATTAAAAACTACTAAGCTTAATTATGGAAATAAGTGTTGAAGATTATACTAACGAGCTTGTAGGCTTTGCAAAAGGTGGCATGCCTAGTCGTTCTAAAAAAAATTACAGGTCCACCAAAAGTGGAGCTGGAATGACTCAAGCCGGTGTTAAATCTTATCGAAGACTTAATCCCGGTAGTAAGTTAAAAACAGCCGTGACAGGGGATGTTAAGAAAGGCAGTAAGTCAGCAAAAAGGCGTAAGTCTTATTGCGCAAGATCGGCAGGTCAGGCTAAAATGCACAATATAAGTTGTCGCAAAACGCCTAACAAACGCATATGTCAAGCGAGGAGAAGATGGAAATGTTAACAAGATTATTTAAGTTCGTTGATAGAGTATGGGGAAAATTAACAGATAACTGGAGCTACTGTAGCTTATGTATGAAAAAAGACGTGGCAATAGTTATTTTAATAGTGTTATTAGTTGGGTCTGTACTTTAATATTTAAGGCTCTAGGTTTCTTTGCATTTTTTTCCTTGAGTATTTTTTATGTAGGGATTATTATGTGGGCTATGTTATATTATTCTTATACAAGGGCTTATAATGCGTTTAACTAATAATTTTACCCTTTCTGAATTAACCAAGTCACAAGCGGCTGAAAGATGTGGTTTCGACAACAATCCCGACAAGGAACAGGTTGCTAGCTTAGTCTTACTAAGTGAAAATGTGTTACAACCTATCAGAGACCATTTTCAAAAACCTGTGCTTATATCTTCCGGGTATCGTTCGCCTAACGTCAGCAGGCAAATAGGCTCTTCATCAAGATCACAACATTGCAAGGGCCAAGCAGCTGATATAGAGATACTAGGCTTATCTAACCAAGAGCTATCTGATTGGATATTTGAGAACCTTTCTTTTGATCAGTTAATATTAGAGTTTCACGATTACGTAGAGCCTAACTCTGGTTGGGTGCATGTATCCTATGTAGCTAAAAAAACTAATAGGTACGAGTATTTAACTGCGGAAAGAGAGGAGTCTGGGAGGGTAAGGTATAACAAATGCCGATAACAAGAGCCAACATAGTGCATCAAATTAGCAAACCTCCTGTGAAAAAAAAGAAAAAGAAGAAGGTGGAAAAGGTTAAACTTAATAAAAAGTAAGGTCTGGCTAGGCCTTTCAAAAACTGATAAACTTTGTATATGGCAAAAATATGTGCAAAAGGCAAAGCAGCCGCTAAAAGAAAATTTGATGTTTATCCATCTGCATACGCTAATATGTACGCTAGTAAAGTATGTAAGGGGAAAATTAAAAAAGCCTCTAAAGGTATGCAAGTTACAGGGTCACCTATTGACGTTCAAATTGATGGTGTTTCTGTTACTAACTCTAGTACAGCAGAGTATTACAAGGATTTAATTAAGTAATGGGTGCTCTAAAAGATTGGTTAAATGAGAATTGGGTTGATATAGGTGCTCCTAAAAAAAATGGTAAGTACCAGCCTTGCGGTCGTAAAAATACAAAGACCTCAAAGCGTAAGTACCCTAAATGTGTTCCAGCCGCTAAAGCTGCAAAGATGAGCAAAAGTCAAAAGACTTCTGCCGTTAAAAGAAAAAGGGCGAAAGCTCAAGGGGTTGGAGGAAAACCGACCATGGTAAGGACAATAGATAAAAAATATTATGGTGGTTTAATACAATTTTAGGAGATTATTATGTTAAGAAGACCAGGTGAATCAATATCAGCAAGAGATCTAAGAGCTATACAAGCGGAACGTAGAGCTAAAGCACGTAGAGCTAAATTAAAAAAGATAGGTAAAAAGGTTACTAAAGGCAGAATTGATGTACCAAAAACTGCTAAGAAAGTAGTTAAAGCTACAAAAAAAGTAGTTAAAAAAGTTGGTAAAAAAGTTGGTAAAAGCACAGCTGCAAGACTTGCTAGTGTTGCACTTAAATCTGCTAAAGCCCCACTTGGTAAATTTGGCCCGTTAGCGGCTGCGGTAACTTTAGCTTATTATGCGGGTGAAGAGTTTTTTCCAAATAAAGCCAAATCAAAAACTACAACTACCAAAAAACCTACTGCTAAAAGTGTACCAAGTTCTTTTGGTTCAGCATTTAAAAAAGCCTATAAAGATAACCCAGGTGGAAATTTTACCTATAAAGGTAAGAAGTACAAAGCTGTTATGAAAAAACCTAGAAAAGAAGATAAAGGTGTAAGCCAGTCAGATATTATGGGTGGGACGGGTAGAATGGCAGGCGGCATGATGAAAAAATATAATCATGGAGGAGCAGTTAAACCTTTTAGAAGAAAATATCTTGGAGAAACTAACGAAAAATACAATGAACGTAAGCAAAAACACATAGCCTACTATACAAAACAAAATGAAAAAAGTAAGAAAAAAGATAATAGCAAGTTTGATGATATAGGTTTATCAGAGTTTGGTAAAACATACTTGCTCGACAAAAAACGTAAACTATCTCCAGGTGAAGATAAAATAAGAAAATCCGACATGATGGGTGGCACACCTTTAGGCATGTCAGTTGACGAAAAGAAAAAAGCTAAGAAGAAATATGATCCTACCAAAGCAAATCGTGCGGGTCAAAGAATGGGTCAACGTAAAGCTGGCGGCATGATGAAGAAGATGGCTGGTGGTGCTGTTAAGAAGTATAACGAAGGTGGCCTTAAAGATGTGCCAACCAATAAACAAAAAAGTCTTGGTCAGTTACCTACGAAAGTTCGTAACAAAATGGGCTTTAAAATGAGCGGTGGCATGGCTAAGAAAAAAATGATGGGCGGCGGCATGATGAAGTACAAAAACGGCACTGGTAAAAAAGGTGTTGCTGTACAAGCTAGAGGCTGTGGCGCAGTTCTTTCAAAAACAAAAACTAGAGTTACCTAGGAGCCAATATGAGTGATAAAAAATCAGAAAAACAAATAGAATCAGAGAAAAAATATAAGAAGTATTATGAAAAAAATCCTATAAGATTTCTTTTTATGGATGACATAAATAAATCTGGTAAAAAACCTAGAGGTCGTGGTGAATTAAAGAAACAAAAAGAAAGAATAAAACAATATCTTAAAGATACAAATCAGAGACCTATGGAACCAAGTTTTGGTATAGAAATTAACCCAGACCTTAAAAGCAAAGGCGGCAGTGTAAAAAAATATAGTAGAGGTGGTGGTGCAGCAGTACAAGGTACAAAATTTAAAGGTTCTTATTAAGGAGGCTAAATGGCAACTTCAGGTACAACAGCATTTGATTTAGATATCGATGACATCATCGAAGAAGCCTATGAGCGTTGTGCTGTTAGAACCAATAGCGGTAAGGATTTAAAATCTGCTCGCAGAAGTCTTAATATTATGTTTTCCGAGTGGAGTAACCGAGGAGTGCATCTCTGGAAAGTAACCTTAAATACACAAGCCTTAACTTCAGGTACGGAAACTTACACAACCCCTACCGATACCAGTGATGTTTTAGAAGCCTATATCAGTAGTTCAAGTGGAACTACTAGTTCAACTAGTGATGTAGCTTTAACTAAAATATCAAGAAGCGATTATGCAGCAAAAAGTAATAAAGGTGCGACAGGTCAACCGTCTGAGTATTACGTAGATCGTCAAACAACACCTACGATCACTTTGTACCAAACACCTGATGCAAGTACTTATACCCATTTAAAATTTTATACAGTTAAACGTATTGAAGATGCGGGAGCTTACACTAACCAGTCAGATGTAGCTTTTAGGTTTATACCTGCAATGGTTGCAGGTCTGGCTTATTATTTAAGCATGAAAGTTAACCCTCAAATGACTCAACAAAATAAATCGATATATGAAGATGAGTTAAAAAGAGCGTTAGACGAAGACAATCAAAGAACTTCGGTGTATATTGCACCGCAAAACTACTATTCTTAGAGGTTATTATGGCTCATGCTCGTGGAAAATATGCTAAAGCAATATCTGATAGATCAGGTATGGAGTTCCCTTACAGGGAAATGGTCAAGGAGTGGAATGGTTCATTGGTGCACAAATCCGAGTTTGAATCAAAACACCCTCAGATCAGAAGAACGCATCACAAAGCTGATGCCATTGCTTTAGCGAACCCAAGACCAAGATCAAAAGAAGATAATGATGCTTTTTTAATATATATAAATAATGGTTTTAATAGCTCAAGCATGCAACCGGCATCTAGTGATAACATGTTAGGGACACTGTTGACATCTTTTGAAATGACAGCTAGCGCTGGAGAGGTAACCATTACAATATCATGAGTATTACACACGCTAATTTTTTAACACAAGTAAAAAGCTACACTGAAGTAGACTCAAATGTCTTAAGTGACACTTTATTAGATCAATTTATCCGTAACACAGAATTAGACATAGCGGGCAAAGTTGACTATGACGATTTAAGAGCATATAAAACATCCAGTTGTGTAGCTAACCAAAGATTCTTAACAATGCCTGATGGTATTATGTATCTAAGGTCAGTGCAGGTT